ATTGCGCGAGATACTGCACGGCCAGTCTTGCCTTTCCACTGAGCAACAAGCTCTTCCAGGCGCGCTACATCTTCAGCAAACTTAGCGCCAGTCACTTCCATACGTTCACCAGCCAGGCGTGCTTTATCTTTCTGCGCAGCCAATTGATCGCGCAGCACCTTAGCCCGGTTGTTTAGCCTGGTATAAGCCACGCGCAACTCGCGCTCAGTATATTTGCTGATTGGCGTCGTAGTAGGGCGCACATCCCCAGCTGGTTTCGGCTTTCCCCCTGTTGGTGCCGGTTCGCCCGCTGGTTTGCCGAAATAGATAGACTCTATCTCTGCGTCACTAGCTAGGCGCAGCTCATCAATCGACTGGTTTAGGTAGTCAATATGCTGGCGCACTTCTGGATCAACAAAGTCGTCCCCGAAACGCAGATAGTTATCGACATAATCAACCGCGGCATTGGCGTCCTTCACATCCAAAACGCCATCTTCCCAGAGCTTTTCGGCCAGGTCATCAGGTGTCAGACCGCCATCCTTGCGGAATACTGGCTTGCCGAATCCGCCTTTGATTGTCTTGTCAGTAAAGAATGCAGGATCTACGCCTTCAGCTTCCCAGGCTTCGCGGTTTAATCCGCCATACTCGCCCAGTTGCTTGCCGATCTTCGTGCCTTTGCTTACCTGCGCAATCTCTTTCTCAATCTCGCGGATAGCTTTATCGCGCGACTTTTCAAGCGATGCGATCTGACCGTCTTGGTACTTCTGGAAATCTTTAGCCATTGCCTTGCGTGCGATCTCATCGATCTTGCGCTGTTCTTCAATCGCTTTTGCAATAGCAGGATCTTCTAGTTTAACCTGGCGCTGTATACCGGCTTTCTGCTCGCGCTGTATCTCGCTCAATTGTTTCTCAAGCGTAGCAGCCCGGCGTTCAGCCAAATCCAATGAGCGTTGTGATTTAGTGGTCACACCTTGCGCAGACTGAATGCCTTCATACAGTGTCGCTACTTCATCTTTGATTGAAGCGTTAGCAGCGTTTTGCTCATCTAGCCACTGGCGCGTTGTCTGAATAAACTCCGGCATTTGCGCTGCCAGTTTCTCTTTATTCCATACGCGGTTTAGATATTCTTCTGCGGTATCTACATCTACATCTTCAGGTAGCAACCCTTGATCAACCGCTTCTTGCTTAATTGGATCATAGAGCTTAGTGCGCCAGCTTTCTGCCGCTGCCTGAATGTTCGGATCTTCTGATCCATTGCGCATAGCCGAGCCGACCGCTTCGTTGAACTCGCGGTACTTCATTTTACCGCCCGCTTCCTTGTACGCCTTGTACGCAGCTGTGTGGCCTTCAATTGCCTCAAAGTATTTACCGTCATGCGTTTTGATTGCAGACTCAACCGAAGTGCGCAGAGGCGAATCCATGTCCAGCGGATTCTCTGCTAGCGCATTCACGGTAGAACGTGTCGATGCGTTGTCACTGGTGATAGTTCGAGTCAGTGGGTCAAAGGCGAGAGCGTTAGCCACAGCCTTCGCAAACTTGCCACGAATCTCAGCGTCCTGGTCTACCTTAGCAGCTGATAGCGATGCGTCTTCCATCACAGAGTTACCGCCTGCGCGGATAGTCCCTTCAGGGTCCATGACCTTCTCGACTGCCGCCAAATCCTCTTTGCTAAATAACTTAGCAATAGTACCTGGTGAAGCACCTAATACACCGCCAAGGAATGTCGCCGCTGTAATGTTAGCCGCCGACTCGCCATAGGTACGCGTCAGCTGTGTGCGGTGCAACTCGGCTTCAGTAATAGCAGTAGACGCCAGCGCAGCCGTTGACGTTGCAAGCGCATTAGTGAATATAGATGCGCCAGTGCGATATGTTGTGTAGGCTGTACCGCCGACCGGTATTATATTGATTGGATCGCCGGAAGAAACGATCAGCGTCTCAAAAAAGCCGCCTTCTGCTAATATCTGTCGATCTCGCATCTCGCGTGCGCGCTGTTTGCGTACCGCTTCAAGCTCATCCATGTTATCGGCATACAACACGTTATCAATGAATGCGCTGTCCAGTCGCTCTTCATCTGTCAGGTTAGCCCACACATCAAAGTCAGTTGCTTTTGATCCATCCGGCAGGTTTGGCTGCTGATTCATCATGGAGCCAACACTGTTCTCTAACCGATACGCAGCGCCTAGTCGTTCTTTGAATGTTGTTGTGCCTTCCACTTCCGGCATCTGATCCAAGCCGATAGTGCGATCAAAAAATGCTGCTGCTTTTGGATCTTCGATGAATGGCATTAATTTAACCCTCTGCTGCGTGCCGCTGCACTATCCACCGCCTCTTCAAGCGTATCAAAAACCGGTAGCTTGCGCCTAGTAACAGGGTCCACTCCTTGGTTATCTAACGCCTTTTTAATCGCTTCATTGGGGGTTAAAAACTTACCGTCGTATACTGTCGGTATATTAACCCATCCACCTAGCTCGGAAATATTTTCTGTAATAGTCCTTTCAGAAACTTCGTCGCCTTGCTGATTTATGTAGATGGGTCGGCCTTCTTTTGTTTTGCGCCCCGAAGGCATTAAGCGCTCTTCGTTAAGCATCGTGCTTAAATTAACTTCTTTAACACGCTCTTGCTCGGCCTGCACATCAGGCGACCAAGGAAAACCGTGCAATGGTGTTATATTACCATCTTTAGAAATAACCACCCGATAAACAGGTGCGCCAGTACTTGCAGTACGCGCAGTTTCTTCAGTAGCCACCAATCTAATATCTGACTTTCTGATCGGCTCATCCATAAGGATTTCTTTTTGGATGTCAGTGTATAGCTGATCGATTATGTAATCCGTGGAACCAGCCACCGCGTAATATTTATCTGGCGAATATTTAATCGCCTGCCCGTTCCACACCGACCAGTTTCGCTGTAGTTTTTGGTTAGCCTTAGCACGTGCAGAATCAATTTCCATCCCCGCTAGGTAATAGTTATCAACTAGCGTCTTATATTCTTTGGCTAAATCCGCTTCGGTCACTGCGTCAACTTGCGTACTTCCAAATAATGGATCGAACAAGTCGCGTACTTCTACAATGTAGTCTAAATCCTCTACACCAAAACCACCCTTGCGCATTAATTCCAGATTTGCTTGGCGTGCTGCAATCCGTGTTTGATCGTTCGGGTCGGTTAATTTCTTAGCTTGAGCCACGGCTTCTTCTGGAGTCATATTAGCCATCAGATTTAGCACATTAGTTGCGAACGCTTCTTGCTCCGTGCTAAATACTGACTTAGCCAGGCCAGGTATAGAATCAAGCCTGTCAACCATGCGCGCTGCTTCAGCTACGCGATCAGGATTGTCAGACTGGATAAACGTGTTTAACTGATTCTTCAGCGCAGTAGGCACGCGCTTCATGCGCTGCACAAAATCTACCACTATATAACTAGCCGAATCAGGGTCAGCCCCAACCAGAGTCGGCATTATAGCCTTCTCGAAATACTCATCTTGCGTCTTTGGCTCGACATAGATAGCGTCATCACCGCTAAGTCGCTGCGCTACGCTAGTGAAGTCAGTCGCCTCTTTTTGCTTGCGCTTCTCATCAGCCAAGATATCGTTGAAGATGCTGGTGCGCTTGGCAGGTGTGATCAAACCTTGATCGAATAGCTCTTCCACTTTTGTGGTGATCTCTTCAGGATCGCCCAAACCATTCTTAGCCATGATCTCAATATCCGAGATCATCCGCTGCGTTTCGATTGATACGCCTGCCTTTTGCTCCGCAATCAACGACTGATAGCGGTTATCCATCGCCACCATTGTGGATGCGTATGAATCCACTTGGTCAGGTGTCAAATCTTCTGGTGGATTATCAATGAAGTTTTGAATGAAGGATGCACCGTTGCCTGCTTGGATTGCATCTTCTGCGCGACCTAAGACAATCTGCTTATCGATCTGCGAATTCATCCCATCCAGAAGCTTCTGTGCTTCGGCTGGTCGACCTATCTCAACCAAAGCCTCAGCCATGCGCTCAATGGCCGCCACATTGTGATTCATTATCTCAATGTCGCCAGCGCGTGCCGCTTTGGATACATCTTCTACATAAATGTCAGCGGCTTGCAGGATGCCATTGGCGGATTCAATAACTTGGTTTTGCTTGAATGTCTCGCGGATAGATAGAGATGGTCGAATGGTCGCTGCGTCATAATCTGTTGATACTGCTGCGCGTAACTCTGGCGCAACGTTGTTTAGCATCTCAGCCTTGTATGCCATCGCTGCATTATCAAAGCCTTGCGGATCATTTTGATACTGCATCGACAACTCACCAATATGGCGTGAGTAATCCACCTTGATTGCAGCAGCATGGCCTGCCAAAACAATCTCATTGTATGCTTGGCCAGTCTGAGTCATATCAGAGCGCATGGCGGGGGCTTGAGTTGATGGCTCAATACCTTGCGCTTCTTGTACCGCAGAGGCGATGCGTGTCTGTCGGTATCGCTCCATCCCCCACTTACCAAATTGCTGCATCACATCAGCAACTTGCATTGTCGCATCAGCTTGTGCCGAGTAACCCTGGGCTATACCTGAGCCAATGTTGGGAATGTTGCCGATGTTCCCCAGTCTCTGCTGCTGTTCAAACTTTGCCATTAGCCGATACTCGCTAGTTGTGTGCCCAATGAAAGCAGAGAACCCGTCATCGCTGCGTTACCCTTACGCTTGCTCGCTGCTGCGCTCATCTGCGCACCGGCTGCTTCGCCCACGTAGGCGGCACCCTGTCCTGCGTAACTAGCCTGTTGGTACTGCGACATTAGATCAGCCGCCTCTTGCTCGCGCTGGAACGCCTGCGTGCTCTCTAATTGCAGGGCAGCTGTAGTGCCGCCGCGAATCCCACCAGCGCCAGCTGCCGCATTCTGAGCAGCTAGGGCATTTAGTAAACGCTCACGGCGCAGATTACCTTCTTCAGCGGCACGACTACGCTCAGCGGCCATCTGCATCTTCATTGTAGACGCTTGCTGCATTGCGCCCATTGCTTGATATTGCATCGCTTGAGCTTGCTGATTGTATGCTGCGCGTTGCTGTGCGCCACTCGACACAGCAGACAGTAGTGAAACACCTGTCGCTACCGTGCCCAGCGTAGACATAATGTTGCCTGCGGTGTACGCGGCTGCCCCTGCCGTCATACCCCCGACGGACGATAGTGCGGAACCTATAGCTGCTTCCATTATGAAAACTCCATCTCAAGTGACAGCCCTAGCACAGTCATCGGGCCTGGCTCATCTTGTGTAATCGTTAGCTGCGCGGTCTTAGACCACCCTAGCAAGTATACTTCTTTTTTGCCGGTGAATTGCTGCGGTGGAGCATCCAGAACGTTCACACCGAAGTTGCGGAACGGTAAGAGCTCACCCTGCACGTTAAGGTTGCTGGTGCCTTGCATATACACCATCGCCTTCACGATGCGCTTCTCCCCCGACAAGTTGTAGCCTGGGCCTATGTCTTTCTCAATCGGCATCGTCTGGATTACCGGCGTAAAGTTGAGACCCACTTGTGCGCTATCTGTAGCTGCGCGGCTAATAGTGACCGTATTGCCTGAAGGCGTCGCGTCTTGCAGTACAGCGCCATCGGCTATGATCTTACACTCCACGTCGTCAAGATGTAGCACCCCGCTGAGTACATCTGTGCCAGGTGAAGTGTAGAGCACAGAGCTGTCTAGCAGGGAATCGTCGTTTAGCTTCTCAGCGCAGTAGTAGACATTACCGTTGAGTGTGCGCTTAACCGTCACGTAGATGTCATCTACCAAGCGGCATATATTCTGCACCTCGCCCTGTGTGGTCCAGTACGACCAACCGGCGACACTTTGCGAGCGTAGTGTATTGAACACCGCCATCGTGCCGTCACTGTTCACCACGTAGACATAGTTAGCGTCTTCTGTGTCGGTGCCCACTGAAACCGCCATATCAATCGGCGTCACCAGTAGCTCAGGCGCTAGTAGCGAGGCTGTCTGCGACAAGTAAGCATCTTCTGCGAAGTCATACACGAACTCGCGCAGTGATCGGCCTGTACGCTGCAAGTAGATAGTCGCACCGTCTATAACTTTAGGCTGGATAAACGCCGCGCCAAAGCCGGTCTGCCTACGCGCCGCGATGTTCTCAGGTGTGATAGGTGACTTATCAATGTAGAACTCAGCGCCTGCCGTGAATATCTGCAAGTGACGGTTTGAGAAAATTGCACGGATCTCATCGAACTGGTCCACATCGAGCGTCACATCTAATGCTTGGTCATCGCGCGACTTACCTAGATCGAAGTTGAAGAAGTCGTTGACGCGAGATCCCCAGAAGGTGATCGGGCGCTGTGTCGAGCCACCGAAGAATAAACGACCTTCGTGGAAGGTGACGGTCTTGGGCCAGCCACGCGTAGCCGACCACGTATCTTCTGATCGTGGAGAACCGTTTTGCGTGGTGGAGACAGCGATAGTGCCGCTGGATGCGTCAGTCACACGCCCCGACATCTGGTTCCAGTTTTTCGCTGCTTCATTAGCGAACGTCACATCGAACGTATTAGCCGCTGCGCGGGTCACGGTAATACCGCCGCTTGCGGTGTTCACCAAATCGAGTAGCGCATCTTCTATATCCGCTGCTCCAGACGCATTGTCCTGATAGCTAATGTTTTCGGTATCGACGCCCTCAAGGTTTAGCTTAAACGGCGTACCGGCTGAGACTGTGGTAAATACGATTCGCTGTATCTCACTGGTCGGCGTTGGACTAGACGCATCGTTGAAATCGTACTGGGGAATGAAACCAAACGAAATATTTGAAAGCCCCCAAGAGGTATCAGAGCCTAGACGCTGTAGCAGTGCAGGCGCATGGTTCTCGTGAACGAGTATCATTGTATCCGCCGACTGAGTGAAGCGAATATCCATCAGCTCAGACTCAGAGTATGTCGTGACCACGGTAGTCTTGAATACATCGTCACGATAAACGTGGATCTGATTCTCTTCAAAGATCAGCAAGTAGGCTTGATCGACGTTGAACACAAACGGAACCACACGCTTGTATTCAGCATTGTAGGCGATCATCTCCATGCCGGGGCGACGACGAACACCGCCTTGCGGTAGACAGAGAATGTTCTCGCCTTGTGCCATACCGTTGTAATACTGCTTAACGTCTACGCGAGCTGATAGCCGTGTATCTAATACACCCGCGTTGAAGGCTGTCTGAAGCGTATACGTCTTGGCCATATCAGCCTCTTACATCCAAATAGTCAAAAGCCTCGATTGAAACAGGTGGGCGACCTTGCGAATCAGCAAAGCGTGCCTTTTTCATCTGCTCCCTCGCCTTCACTTCATATGTCTCAGACAACGCGCGGTTGCTGGTCACAATCAGCGCAAACTCAGAGGCGAGCTTGTACTCAACAGCCAGTTGGAAGTAAGCCGGGAACTGCGCTTCACTAGGCTGGAATAGGTAGTCAATCGCAACGCTCGATGCGTTGGTGAATAGCTTATCTTCGTATATCTCATACGTGCTGGTCGGATACGTGCGGAACAGTAGCAACATATCGCTGGGCAGCTGATAAGCATATTGGAATTCGTTAAGGGGAGCTGCAACCAGGCGTGCGAGTTGTCGCTTGCCGGTAGCAAAGCGCCAGCGATGCTCAGTGAGCATGGCGCGAACAGTCGGTTCATACAGGTTAGCTGCGGCTTGGCCTGAAGCACCGCCTTCATTGAAGCTAGAGATAGGCGATGCACCTATCCGAACAAGCGCATTGGACGCTATATCAATATCAGATGCCATGATCTACCTCATAGGTCGGGATGGCCCGAAGGCCACCCCTATTCTTCTTGGGGGAAGAAATTAGGCTGAAGTCAGCGCTTCGCCTACAGTTGCTGCACCAGCGGTGACAGACATCTGTGAGAAGCCGAAGCCATCATTCCCCACAATCATAATCACATCTTCATCAGCCAGGCCGTAAGTAGCCACTGCGTCATCGAAGTAATTAGCTGCGCGGATTGCTGCCAAAGTTGCGTCTTCTTTGTAAAGCCACACTGTGCCAGCGTCAGAGTTTGAGCCAGAGCTCATACGTACAAAAGTACCTGCTGCAAATG